AGGCTTGATATCCCGGATTTGTCACAATGAATGGAAATGAATCTGGAACAGATCCAGCAGTCCCACCATCTTCACCATCACCAACTGGTTGTGTCCAATTATCTGTGGTTGCACCTGTTGATGGATCAGGATCAGGATTATCAACTTGAACAGGATCTTGTGGTAATGTTGTCACTACTGGTGTGAATAAATCACTTGTATTCATTGTGATCTCTTGTATATCTTTCGTCTTTTCCAACTCACGATTCAACACGTTCAACTTCTCCTCGATCTCATGAGAACGCTTGCGTGATTTTTTTATGGTATTGAACCCACTCATCTATATAATTTTTTTTAAATATTTATCTAATGAGTAGATTGCTAAATAGCAAATAGGTATATTGTCTCAAACAAAATGAAAAAATTTATACCACTTATCATGTTAATGATGACGGCACCTCTTACTGCTCGTGCCGATATTATTCATACAATATCTGCTTCAACTCAACTTCGTGTTGATGCTGCTGCAACTGACTCAACAAGAATTGGGTCAACCTATAGTGTGCAAGGTTCTAATATTACCGCAAGTACAATGGGTGGTCTAACTGTACAGTCTGGTACAGCAGCTGCAGGACACACTGATGGCGTTTATGCCGTGACAACAGCTGGCGATGCTTTCAGCCTAACGGAAAGTTTCGTTGCAGGTGATGCTGTAAATACTATCGGATCTGGTGTTGATGTTACTGCACATACATACACTGCTGAAGTAACAGGTGACAACGCTGCTCCTGCGATAAACTCATACGGAACAGTTATGGATATGCCAGCATTTGGTGAAACTATAACATCTTCTGGTGGTCATGCAGGAAGTCTTGCAGGAACTATCGCAACAGACGGGGCTATCACACTAACAGCAGGTGGAGCAGGTACTACAGCCACTGGACAGGTGGTAACGACACTAACAATACAATAGTAACTTGAATGACCAATGAAAAAGGTACTTGTCCTAGTTGCGGGTGCGTTTGTCCTTGTGAATGCGAGGACTGCAATTGCTGTGCCAGTGGTGCCAAATTTCACACAGGGCTCAATGACCAGCAACACGGAAACCACATCGACTGTGGTTGAGACAATAAATTCGATGAATTATGATACCGGCTATGAGCTGGTTATCACAGGTACAAATATACAACATGATGGTGCGACCATTTCATCACCATCTACTACTGGCAATAGTAATACATTAAATGGAGTGACTTCGACATGGACTGGTTTAGATCTAAACAACAAACCAAACTTCACATTAACAACACCCGGAGCAGACTTTCAATTCGTAGAAAGTTACTCTGGGCCAGGCCTCTCAAATCATACAATAATACAGAGGTCAACAACTATAAACAGCGTCACAAACACAACAAGCACCTTCTCAAACTGATTTCAATCTGTTTGTTAGGAACTGCAACACCTACGTTTGCGAGTGACATTGGTGGTGTATCTGCGACAGCGAATCCAGTAGCCAACTCTTCAGGCTCAGTGACCAATCAAGCTATACAAGTTTTGCAAGGCCCATATATTACAAACACTTATGGTAACGGTATTCAATGCCAAGGCCCGACCATGAACGTTACTCCATTTTTCACCGGAAATATTGCCATCAAGCGGCCGTATGAGGATTATTGGATGGATCCAGTGTACAACAACGTAGACGCAGATAATGATGACGTGCCAGACAGCCCCGGAGAAATTTTATATTATAAACCAGTTCGCACAGGGCAGAAAGATAGTAGCACAGTGTCACTTGGTGTCTCTGCTACATGGTCAAAACCATTAGATAAAGAACTACAGCAACAATGTAAAGATGCAGCAGCAGCGAATATCGCATTAATGAACCAAAGTGTAGCAAATAAAAGATTAGACTTTGAGATAGCTCGTTTGAAAAACTGCGGTGAATTAATGAAAGCTGGTATCATGTTCCATAAAAATTCACCATACTTTAAAGTATGTGCTGACGTTGTGTTAGTCAATCCACCCGGAACTCTACCACAACATAGTCATTCAATTAAAATAAATCCATTACCTAACGGTGATGCGAGTGACTTAAAAGAAATATCTATAGGAAATAATCCATGAAGATAGAATTTGAAAAGCAATTTGGCAAGGGTGTGGATCCTTGGTATGCGAAAGCAGAAAGATGGGCAAAGAAACAAAAGTTTCCGATTTCTTTTCTTGCATTAGGAATTATTGCGTATCTCAAAAAAGTATGGATTAATGTTAAAATTGAAAATACAATGAAGAATGTTGACAGACAAGTCGAAGATCTTCATGAACTCTGGGATGAAGAAGAAACAAATAATAGAATGAATATCATTGCACAAAATGGAAACGATGGATTACATTATTCAGAGACTCCATCAGAGGTAGATGGATTAAATGATATGTCTATTTCCTTTTCAAAGGAGGAAGACCCTTCTTCTGACGATACTCATTCGTTTTAATTTCTGATATAGAGAGTCTCTTTACATCCTTTCCAAGTTTTTTCTTTATAGTATCAGTAATTTTTTTAATTATAGGTTTAACAATTCTCAATAATAATGGTGTTGCAGCAGCACCCGCTGTGGCCAAAACCGCTATCGCTACGGTTGTAGTTGACTGATTTACAGATGGCAGAAATTTTTCAACAGCTGTGGTATCCTCATACAAAGTCACACAAGTTTTTCCATCCTCACTGAGTTCATGACCTATGACCCTCTCATCACCCGACTGTGTGATATCACCAACTCTTAATTGACCAGGCCCCGGACAAGCAACATTTTTGTCTTTTGCCTCTGGTATTGCATCAGGTGTAAACTCTGGTGGTGTGGGTGGTGGTTCGACAGGTGGTGGTGGAGTTTCTCTCGTAATTATTAATTGTTCTGGTTGATAATCCATCGCATCGTATGATGGATACTCACCATGTGGACATAGCGTAGTAACACCATCTTCATCTTGATTTACAAGATCATGATCAAAAGGCATTCTTGTCACATGATCTTTATTATCCTGATGCATTTTCACACATCCCGGCATTTCTACGATCGGAAATCCAATCTGTGTTGTTACAGGTGGATGATTACTCGGAACAAAAGGCACATTATTTAACCATACCTCGTTAGTCCCAAATTGAGGTATCGTTATATTTGGTATATCAATTTTTTGTATCGGTTCCATAAACAGGCCCTGTCACATTTGGCATTGATTGTTGAATACGTGCGTCAACCATCTTCTCAATTACATCTAACATGTACTTTCGATTCTCATCAACTCTTTGTTGTTTTGTCATGTTCAAATAGATTATCACACCCACGAGGATGAGTGATATTCCAAATGATGCTGCTGACATGATATTAAATAGTAACTTCATCCTTGATCCAATGTGCCGAATGATCTACGAATCTCTCTGAGTTCCTCAAAGTTCTTCTGTTTTGTTCCACCATCATAATCCCATGCATATCCTTCAGTTATCATTTTTTCGTTGAGTGATACATCATCATCGCCAACGTATAACCAACCAAGCAACCTACCATACTTACCCATGCCACCTTTGAGTTCAGTTCGTATAGTGAGTTCATCATCTCCATCAATTGCTCCTTCTAATTTTTCCTTCATCCAGTTTGTAGCATCTATTCCCAATGCTTTCTCTTCCAAGTCTCTTGTTCTTTTCTCCGGTGTATCAACTCCTGCAATTCTAACTCTTTCTTTCTTGTATAGATCAAACCCAAGATCAATGGTGACATCAATAGTATCCCCGTCAACAACACGATTAATCTCCGTTACTCTAAAGTTATAGCAGCTTTTCCTGCTCGGTGGAACCATCGCTCCCATACTGTGCCTCCATAAAATCATCTAGTGCACTATTTATAGCATCAGATGGCAGTGTCATATTTTCTTCAATTTTTTTTCTTCTTTCATTTTTAATAAACATCATCTGCATTTGATACCAATGTGTTGGTTCGTAAATATCAATCTCTCCCCTTATCTCTTCTTTTGGTAAAAGTGGTTTTGGTGGATCAGGCCAAGTTGTTGGACAATTAGCAGGTGATCCATCTAAAGGTAGACTACATGCACCGGCTGGTGGTGTCACCGGTGCTGTGCCACACATGGTCAAAAAGAACAATGGTAGTATCAGTAGTTTATTCATCATACTTCTTCATCACAACCACTGGTGCAATGACTCGATGAAACTCACGAAAGTATTCTTGACGATCCTTTGCATACTCGCGTTCTTTCTTTTTAGTCATTTGGCCAGAAGTGATCGTATCTCATTATGTAGTATATCACGATACCTACAGAAATCAATAGTATCGTTATCATCCATACGATGCTCCAAACAATCAATCCCTCTGTCTCCAATCGTCTGGTCTATCATTCCGAAACCAATCAGCGATATCTCCTGCATCTGTGAAACCCCTTTTATGTTTCCTTGAATCGGAGTCTCCTATATTCAAGTACTTAAGAAAAGAATCGTCATCACTTGACGCTAACCGTCTTGCTGATTGTAACATACCTCTTGCTGATGTGTTTGCCTTTGCCAATTTCTCTGCCCATATCATATCTTCCAATCCAACTTCTTGTTCTGCTGCAATAGATTTGCAGATGTCTACTAACCGTAGACGATATGCGGTAGATAACATAAACTAATAAGTAATATTAGTATTATCTATGCGATCATTAGCATCGCTTTTTGTAATTCTTTGGAATGCTCATATTCGTCCTGTGCGATCTCTTGTATCTTAGCATCCTCTGGATGATACGCACCATATTTTACATATGTTTCAAACGCATGCTTTTCTATTTTCATATTAATATCATAAGCATCAATAGGGTCGATAAGATAGTAAGCAACCATAATCCAATAATAAAGTAGAACAAGATGTTTAGCAAAGAACCGATCAATCCAGTGCTCGTCACCCCCTCTCTTTTCCATTTCTTCCAAATGCTCTGTCTCATTTAATGCTTGATAGAAATGTTCCTTCATCAAATATATATGATCCTCTCCTCGCAGGCCAAGAGATTCACGAAAATGTAATACACTTATGAATGAGAAGTAAGGTGCTCTGGCGATGACCTCCAGAACCCAAAATCTTTGAAAATCTCTGCCTCTGTATAGAAAGTCAAGGATATAGACAGTTGTATCCAAGACCCATGAGTTAAGTTTTTTCATCTTCTTTGATAATAGAATCCAAAGAAAAAGGATGTGCCTGTAGATAGGGCACATCCTCTCTTGCGTGTTTTACTGCTTCAAATGCATCATCTGCATATTCACCAATCTCGTGGTGTTCATTGGCTTGATCGTGCCAACCTAGTGTGTAATGGGACATGATAGTTTCAACTCCAGTACATTATTATTTAGTATAACATACTAGGTATAATTACGCATCTAGGTGTGGACTCCCACACATTACTCTTCCTCTTTTTTCGAGTTAGAATTGATACCTTTTTCAGCAGCATATAATGCGAATGACTTAGTTGCTAAACCTTGCATCGTTTCTTTGATTGCTTGTGTGTCTGCATCAGAGCAGATCTGCTCTTCAAAACATCCTACCACTGCACCTGCAACGATAAGAAGTTCTGCTACGACAACTGCGAATACTAAACGGAATGCCCATAGACCTCCGTTGAATTGTTTAATCGCTTTCATTTACTTTTTAGGTTCGTCTGCGTTTGCAAGTTTAACTGGTGCTTGCTCAATACGAATAGTTTGTGCGGGTGCAGTTTGTGATGCTGCTGCAATTAACTTTTCAAGATCTCCTTTTGAGATCGCACCGGGTGCAGGTTTTCCTGCACTCTTTTTATCTTTTGCCGTCTGAATCCCGAAGCTAGCTAAAACTCCTGTGAAAACCGAAGCGATAAAAGTTGGATCTATATTCTTTTGTGGAAAGTTTGGGATAGCCACATAGTTTAAAGTTAAAATCCCTCCAGACCAAATCAAGATACCTAATCTGACAAAAGTTGAAAAGATTTCCATCTGTTCTTCTTTGTCTTCAGCAAGTTCTTTGATTTTGCCTAGAGGGCCTTTCTTCTTGACTTCCTCTTTCTTTACTTCTTCAGCCATAATAATACCTGATTGCGGTATTATTTATTAAAAAGGCACTCCAACTGAGGGAATGGAGGTTGAGTCAGGTGCTGCGATAGGGTTAGATGGTGCGGGTAAACCTAATCCACCACCTAAATCTCCAAGACCACCCGGCATGACCGCTTCGATTATTTTACCTTTGACGTTTTCGATAATCGCATCCTTGCGTATGAATACGTAACCGCCAATACCAATAACGGTGATAGATACAACACCACTTGCAATAGCGATTCCATTTACAATTTTCTGTAACATGATTCTAATGTGTGTACTTTATTTAGTCTTCCATCATAGAACTCATCATGACAACGAAGAGTGTTGTTAAGATTGCTGTTCCTGCTGTTATCTCTAAAAACATTGGTATGATATGTTGAATACTCATCCTACCTCTTGTAATTTCTGTGCGACAGTTTGTTTAGAGATTGGTGCTACGTCATTCAATCCGTTAGCATCGAACCAAGGAGCTGTCTCCCAGTCGAATCCCTCTCCAAATGTATTGTCTGCGTTTGCAACATACCAATGACATGCTGCGTCTGGAATATCTACTGCACATACTGCCCAATCATCTGTCCATTGTGGTACTTGAACCCAGATTACAGGTTCTGCATCATAAGCATACGCTGTTTTTGAGACACCGAATAATAATATAAACACCGTTAACCAACCAAATATTCTAGGAATAAATCTGATTGATGGTGGACGCTTATACGCTTCCATTACGTCGTGATAAGATTGTGACATAAAATCGCTCATTAAATTAGTCCTGCCATTCCTGCTGCTGTCCCTACGACAACAAAAAATCCAAACTCGATAAGTGTGTAGTATGGATTGTAAAATACTTTCTTCATGCGAAAGCTATGTTACCTACACCTGATACGATGTAGAGTGTAATTACTGATGTGAATAAAATGTGTTGCATTACGCTCCTTGATAAACTCCTGCGGGTGTCATTACACCACCACCCTCATCATCATCGTCATCATCAGAGAATAGTAGTCCGATGAAAACTAGGATACCTATGGGGTAGAAACACCATAGGATTGCTAGAAAGGGTGATATTTCGTTTGTTGGGGAC